TACGCATCAGTGTTCAAAAGGCCTCTAACAATCTCATCAACATCAGATCGGGTGATCTCAGTAGGGTTGTCGCCATTCACTCCACCAGTACAGTTAACAAACGATGCTGTTGAAGCAAGCATGTCACGTGTTAGCTCATCCTCTGTCTGACGAAGTGACACACCTAGTCGTTTGACTGCCTCGTTGAGAACAGGATCTTGGTTTTGAAGGGTGCATTAACTGTTACTTTTATGACCTAGCTTATTGCTAGGCGGGGAAACCTCTTCGGATCTCCCTCTCATACTTTCATATGAGTTCAGACTGTTGCTTACACTCGAAGACTTTTCGATCTTCCTCTGTGTCCCGTTCGCTCAGTCGTTGCGGGCGAATCAATTCCATTTAGAGTGCGCATTTTTATATAATAAGAGTGTCGTAAGGCATTCATCTCTGACGTTATTCTCTTTCCAAGTTTTCCAGAACATTTCTCAATAAATTCTAAAGCTACTTTTACGTTTTTTTTCTTCAAGCGTAAAAAGGGGCCCAGATCTTCTAAAAAACTAGATACATCTTCATTGCGCCTACACGTCCATCGCGCGATAGGTCTTTTATGATGGTAAGGTTTTTCTAGATAGTAAGAACCATATCCAAGCTTTTCCTTAAAGTTCTTGATTGATGTTTCATCCATCATTCCAATTCTAATACCAACTCCATAATGTGGATATATTCTATGTTTCATAAATGAAGGAGCTGCATTTCTTACTACCATTATTGAACCTTCTCCATCAAAAAGTCCGGCTAAATAAAATAGTTCTTCCCTCGAGTTGCCATTCATAAATAATCCTAAATATATGTATATATGTTCCGCTCAAGCATAACAAACTATTTATGTTTAGGGATCCTCGGTATTCAGAACGGGTTTAAAGCAGGCCATTTTTTGCAAAACCAAGAATTTCAAAGATCAAAGTAAAACCTAGTTAACCTGCTCGTTTAGCTCGATAAAAGTTCCATAAAAGTCCATTTTCGCATCGATATCTACCGCAGTTAGTTGTTGAGCTGGAGGTGTTATGCCGGTGTTACCAAGAGGAACTTTTGCTGTTGCAAGGGCATTGTAACGCCGCATGCGCAAGGTTGTTCCACCATTCTTCGGCATTCTTTTAAGGTCTGCAGGCAGTTTGTGGATCATGTTCGGTGTCGGCACGGCGAGCAGCTTAAAGCTAAAGCTTTGCTGGACCGGTGCAGGCAGAACAGTTGTCGTTGTGATTGCCATATCACATCCTAAAGTAGATTAGATTTATATGTACAACGGGTTATGCGCTAAGAGATTACTTTGCACACAACCAAGGCTGACGAAGCCTCTGTACAGTCGTGAGGTGGCGAATCTCGATTACAGCCGGGATTGGCGAGATCCTATACTGCCGTGGGGTGAGCGACGTCCCGATACAACTCATCGTTACTATAATAAATTGTTTGGTACAAAAACAAGAAAAACCTCCGTAAGCAGGGGTTGGCGACCTACTTTATCATATTAAACAAAGCCTTTTTTCGACGCAGCTCACACTAGGTAGTCTTAAGTCACATGTTTCCCCATTAAAATATGATTTCTAAAAAAGATGGCGACCTACTTTGCCCTATTACATAAAGGCTATTCTTGCCTTAGGTCACCATGCTTCTCACCTTAAGTCGCATCAGGTCACACTCTAATAATTTATTTATTAAAACAAGAAAAACCTCTACAAGCAGGAGAAGTTGCCTATAGAGGTTTAATTGAGAAAAAGCGAAAGTTATTTATTCTTTATGGCTTCATTCATTTCTTTCAGGAGCTGTTCTTTGAGTGCTGCCGTCAGGCCTCCAGAGAAGGCGTTCGCTTTGGACAGCGGGCTATCTCCTTGTTGTGATCCAAGGCTTGCTGTTGGTACCGGCTTTGAAAGATTACTTTGTACGCGGTCAACACCTTTTGCAACTTCTTTATGCTGATGAATATTGTATTTTTTTATGAGCTTATACGCAGATGTTGCTTTGCTATATAGGTCTGTTGATGATCCAATCGCAGTAGCAAGATCTGGATATGCTGTTCTAAAGATCTCAAGGTTATCCTTTGAGACAACCTGGTCGAAATCTGGGTACTGTGTCTTTATACGCGCCTCTATATTTTGTGCAGCGCTCTGTTGTTGATATGACTGCAACTGACTTTCAAGCTGTTTAACTTTTTTATCTACAGCGCTTAAGTGTTTTCCTTCAACAAGATCGTCAGGAGCTATAGAGAAATCTTGTTGTGGAGGAGTTTCCTGTTTTGGCTGTTGTTTTTGTTCTGCAAGCTGAAGCTTTTGAAGAAGAACGTCTCGCTCTTGTTCTGCTTTCTTTTTGAGCTCACGCATAGCACGATAATTTATTTGAGCTTCAGTTTCCTGAGCAGGCTCAACAGGCTTTGCTTCAGCCTCTGTAGTTTGCTGTTCTTGTGGCTGTTCTTCAACGGGAGTTTCAACTTCTTCAGGAGTGACCTGATCTTGGTCTTCATTCATAGGTTTTTCCTTTCGTGGAAACTTCCGAATTCATTCGGGAGAGGAAGCGAAAAACATTGCATTTAAAGCCTTTCTTGCTATTATGTTTCTATATGAGTTCTCGCTATATGCTTGAACCCTGGGCTTCAGTCAATAAGCCTATCGTAATCCGTCGCCTTCAAGCCGTGTGTTGCCAAGTGCAGCCCGAAAACTGGAATTACAAGCCGTAGATTTCAATCTATGGTAGTTGACGCGATTCCTTTAAACTGTAACTGCTTCTTTTCTAGTAGTGGAGAATCTGACTTTTCTCCGTTTAACATCTTTGCTTTTCTCAAGAGCGTACCATCCTGAAAATCAAGAACAAAATCTCTAAGATCTCTTTCTTCAGGAGCAACTATAAGAGCATTCAATGAAAGATGAATGCATGCATCCTTACAGGGAACAACCCATAAGAATTCAAGACTGTCTGTGCCTCTGTGGTATTTAAATACTGCTTCGTCAAATTGAGGAGAAGGACAAGACTGCCTGCATACTGGTCTCTGCCTTATAGCTTTTCCGAAAATCTTTGTATGGATTGTGATCATCACGACATAAAAGTCGCCGTCTAATCTATGCAGCGATTTTTTTACTTCCTGATCTATCCGATTGAAATAATCTTCCTGCATTACCTCCTGGATTTCTCGAACGTCTGCTTGGCCTCCAGGTTGATATTTCGAAAGTTGTTCGTATACTTCAGCTCCGACTGTTTTCTTCTTCTCTTTCTTGCTCATTCTCCCTCAATGTTTTTACATAATCGAGTGCTTCTTCAAGGCCTATTTCTGTACAAGTGACAGCGCTATACTCTTCATTAGGAGTCATTAATATTGCTTTTCTAAAGATATTTTCTGAGCCTTTACGCGAAGATGTTATGACAAGAGCAGCCTCGTTTTCTACTTGATTGCCGTTTGAGACCTCAAAAGTCATTCCGATTGAATGAGGAGTAATTAAGAATAATATGGGGGCGAGAAATGTTTTGAAGCGCATGTGTATCTCCTGTGATGTAAACATATAAATCCATTCAAAAAGGGAGGGGTGAGAAGCCCCTCCATAGACTAACTATTTCCAAGAGGCCCCTCTTGGATAGAAAGACGGCTTTCTTTACGAACCTTACGCTTTGCGCCTTTTTTGCGCATATTCGAAGGAACGCCAAGAATCTCGTAAGCAACTCGTTTTGCAATGCCTTTAGGGCGAACCATGATAGGCATCTTAGTACTTGGTCGCAAACTTTTGCTTCTTTTGACCTTTAACATCTTCCATCATTTGATAGTCGATACCAGCAAGGTCATCGTACACATATCCAGCAGGATCGTATGGTGACTTTGGATAAGGCTTCATAACAACCTTGTCCGGCATGTTTGCAAAACTGCCACTCATGTTTTCCTTGTAAGATGCGCTTTTTTTTGCCATTTCAGGCTCCTTTAAAGGTTAATAAAATACCTCTAACTACTGGGGTGGCATTGTGCCTCTTGTCCGCTGCTGTACAGGTGATTTTATGAGGGCTGCTTGCTCATTTCCAGACTGTACAGCAGATTCATCTAGTTCACGTTGACTTACAACGTCAGCTAGTTCAAGCATTTTAACAACTTGATCAAGCTCTATATCTTCAATCTCTTTAAGCGCCCTTACAAGATTAAGAACACCAGCATACCGATCTTTAACAGCTTCAGCTCGTCGCTCTACTGCCAGCGCCTCGTTCTCATGTATACGACTTACACGCTCCATACCAAGTCCTCTGTCAGCAATTGCACGTGCCTGAGCAAGTTCGGTTCTTGCTTTTTGCTCTTCCATAGCAACTTTCATCTGCATCTCTTGTGCTTGCTGAGCAGCTTGTTTCTCTTTCTCAACAGCTTCAACAAGATCCTTCTTGTTCTGCATTGTAGATGCTTCAAGGAGAACGCTATCTGGAATAGGAACGCCAGTTTCTCGCAATTGTAATAGCTGTGCGAACTGCATCTGTCGTTGCGTTGAGGTATTTAACCCCTCTTCAACAACGGCATCATATTGCCCAAAAGCCTTACTGTAAAATTGTGGTGCAGGGTCCTCATCAACGATACGAGCTACTTTTCCAGGAGTAAAGTTTGTCTGGATAAGATCAAGCATAATATTGCCGAGTAATTTTTGTGATCTGTTAAGTTGATCAAATAAGTTTTGTAATGTTGTGAGTCCAGCTCCTTGTCGCAACATAGAAAGAATGCCAGCCTTGTCATCAATTGCAGAGCCAAGCAATTCCTCATTAACCCCAGATATTTCTTGGATCTCACGCCCCATAATCTCAGAAAGTTTAACAATTGTTGGGTCAAAAGGCGCAGCATGCATCTGTTCAACATCAGTCATTTGCGCTTCCTCCTTAATGGCAAGACCACGACCCTGACCTGAAAGAAAAGCATCCTTAGGATCAACAAGAGCATTCTCTTTATATTTTATGCCAGAGTTTACCTGTGACTCAAGAATGTCTAACTCGATAACTTTTCTTCTGTTGTAGATGAACTGAGCATCTCGCAGACCACGCACCATTCCCTGAACACGTAATGGAAAATATGGAAGTTGTGGCGTGTAGTATGCCATAACGGGAACGAATGGATATTTGTCTATACCCATTGGATTTGGACCATCGTACATGACTTTTCCCTGTACTACGACGGCAACTCTGACGGTTGGAACTTCTTGATCCACTACAGTAATCTGTGGGTAAAGTGTTAGAAATTGCTTAAGGTCGTCCTCATCTTTTCCGCTCCACTCTGTAGATTCGCCTGATTGCGTATCAATCAACAAGCGCTGAGAACGATAATCCCGATAATAAAATTCGTCATATGTAAGAAGATTAGTCTGTCCATAGCTATAACTCTCCGGCATAAACTCGAACTTACCATCTTGTGAACCTTGTGCCTGAAGCACGCTTATTTCTTCTTTGTAGTCTGGAAGAATCGACATAACTTGTCGTTTTGTTAAGAACGATCGCTTCCATAAACCATTGCAATCTGAAAGGTCAGCCTTTTTAAAGAATGGATCAATAATAAAGGAATTATAAGAACAGTTATCTACACGTATGTTTCCTGAAACGGGGTCTGATCTGTAATCCATCCATACATGAAGAAGATTCAAGCCGGTAACGAGTGCTCCGTGGAACGCTTCAGAAACGGTTTCAAGAACGTTGTCTCTGTCATTTGCCCACATCATGAGCTTTGTGTACTGATCAGCAGTTGCCTCGTCTCCATTGTCCATGGGAACAACAACAGTGGACATACGGTTACGGCGTTGGTGCCCGCTGGCCATATTTACAACACGGCGAATACGATTGAAGTTAAATTGTCGGCGACGGTTGGCAGGCATGTTGCCATATAAATCATTCCACAATGTTTGATCACCAGCTTCAAAACGAGAATCTGTGTCCGCCTCTCCCCAAAATGATTGGTTGATTGTAATGCTTTGAGTGTAAAAATCTTCCATCTTTCTGAGAATGCCACGATGTGCTTCATTGTAGTAATCAGGTCCAATATTAGGAAAGAGAGGCATTTATTGTCCTTTTTTTTACGACAGATTCTCACTGTCTAGCCTCATAATTTTCTTAAAGGCAATAACTTCATTTCGAATACAGTCTAGAATCCTGCAATAGTGACGGCAAGAGATTTTATAGAAAGAAACCCCAGATACAATTCCGGGGCCACTGAAGAGATAAAATATACTAAGGGTGAAGAATCAAGTGTACTACTTCTTCGCACCAATCTAGTAGCGCAAAGAATTGAGGAAACTCTTTGCGAACTATTTTGATAACTGGCTTAAGAATGTCATACAAGCCAACTATAAGTGTGTGAAGTGGGTTCTTTGAAGAAAGGCGAATCCCACCTGGAAAAACTATATCCTTCTTGTGCGTGTCATGAACTTCTTGGATTTTTTTGAGCGTCTCTTTCAAGACATTCTCGAAACCCTTCTCAAGATCATGACGTTTAAGATAGTTCATAAAACCTCCCTGAGTTAAGAACTAACGATACACCAATTACATTGTAGGTTGATGTATCTCACTAATTCAAGAAGATTTAATAAGCCATAAAAAAACGCAGGGATGTAGGGGGTTTATGTCTACACCGACCTGCGCATTTGGAAATAACGCTTATTTCAGCAGTTTAAAAACAGCCCATAAAAGGCCACCTACAAGAATTCCACCACCACCAATTAGCAACCCCATCACAAGACTTGTCATTTTTCCTCCTTCGGTTTTGCCACGTTCCTTGTCTGACATGAAATACTTTTTTTCAATTCAGCGACCTCTTTCCTCAACTTCGTTATCAACGAAAGACTATGATTATGCTTGACCTGTAAAAGTTCAAATGACTTCATACATTGTCTATCTTTCCGCTCAAGCAATACTACATTTTCTTGCAAGATACCGATGTCATGCTGAAAACCATTCAAATAATATACAGTAACACCCAAAACACAGACATATAAACAGAGACCAATAATAGACGAGACCATTCCTACTCCTTAGTAATATTTATTATTGTCATCACGAAACACATTTGGGAGCTCCGCTTGATTGCCATACAAAGCATCGTTGCGTATACGATCAAGATCTTCTGGTGACATACCATCACGTGTTTTTGGTAGCGACAGCGCCAGATAGCGCATAGCATCTGCAAAATTTGAGAATACGTCATGTAAAGGTCGAGGTTTATAGACTTGCTTTTTAACATCGTACTCCTGACGATAGTTCTCAAGTGCCTTAATGAGTGGCTGACAAGTTTTCTCATCTATCCAAACCTTAGGAAGAGTTGACCGGACTGCCTCAATACCATCAGCAACCAGAATATTATCAACAACAGTGAACTTTACCCCAAGTCTCTTGGCCTTTTCTATTCTAGTAAGGCCAGAACCCCACTCCTTTACTGCAATGTCATGTGGACCAAAATGATATCCATATGTGTATGGTTTTTCATTGAGAATGTTTACATAATGCTCTAGACCTTCTTTGTTTTTTTCATAGCAGTCGATGACACGTATCACTTGGCCTGCTACCTGAAAGAATATGATTGAGGTCATGTCGCGTACACCCAAATCCCACGCAGTGTGTACTTTAAAAGATGGCTCCCACGGAACGACGGATAGTTGTCCATTGACACGCATACGATCTATTATCTTTGCGTAGTAACTTCCCTCTACACCAAGCAGGAATGAGACGTAATATTCTTGTTGAGACAGATCCTCTGACATGAGGCCTTCAGCTATCTCGTTATTAATTTTTTCAACAGAAATATGGCCCGTATCAAGAACAGACAACTTAGACACAAACCAGTTCTCTTGATTATTAGTAGCTATGTTGTACAACTCCCAGAAATGGTTCTTGCCACGTGGTGTGGAGATGAACAATGACCAACCATCATTTGCAAGGAGAATCGGTCGTAGATATTGGTAAGCCAGTGGAGATTGCATTGCGTACTCAGAGAATACTACACCAGCTGGGTTAGTTCCCATCAAACTATCAACGTTATCAGAACCAACAAGCTGTATAACGCTGTTGTTTTTAAGAATTATCTTCATCTCTTGAGAGTTTTTAGATGCTACAAGCTCTGGTGGAATGTAATCAAGAAATCGTTCGCCTGTATTGGTGATCGAATCCCATATAACTTTCTTGGCTTGTGAGTATGTGGGGAAGATGTAGTAATAGACAGCTACTTTATTGAGAGCAGCTCTTAAGATCGCATTGAATGCACAGACGTCCTTACCGGCTCTTCGAGCCCACACACAAAGGAATCGCTTCTTCTCTCCCTTTTCTAGCTCACGCATGAGTGGAAGTTGGTAATCCCTAGGCTTAAAACGGTTAAGCTTTATCTTCGTCTCTACTTTCATTTTGTTTTTTCATTCCGCTAGGAAGTAATATCACCACGCATATTGACTTTCCATCTTGCGAGTACACGGCCTTCAACAACCCCATCCATAAATCAGCGGTTTCGCTAAGAGTATCTCCAAAAAATGAATGTTTATCATCGGGCCAAACAATTCTGACTATGCCACTTTCACCGCTCTGGGTAATAATTGCTTTTTTAAAAAGTCCCGACAACAACGGATCGTTTAAAGCTTTTAAAGAGTTAATAAATTCTAAACGCTTGCATAATGCCCCAGAAGTAAGCTTTTTCCACTCAACCGGCAATTCAATCTCATACTCATCTGCGAGAAAACGAGCTGCTTCAAGTTGGCTTACTCCACAAGACATATATTTCGCTACAAAGGTTATTATATCTCCAGTCTCATGACACCCGAAACAATAAAAAAGACCCTTTTTTTTGGCGACAGTAAATTGGCCTTCTTTTTTGCAAAAAGGGCAATCGCCCTTCCAATATGAAGAATCTACATCCTCCTTCAAGTTCGCTTTTTTACCAATCACATCGACGATATCAAGACGTGATTTTACGTAGCTGTAAATATTCATACTTCAATGTCTTTCGGAGGTAATTGGTATTCTGGAACTACTTCTCTGCTTTCTAGAAATTCAATTACGAGCTGTTTTGGATAAAGAATTTTATGCTTAAGTTTTATAAACTGGGGGCCACTTTCTTTTTTGCGAGCTTGATATGCCGAATCTATCGACGCATAAATTCCAAGATCAACCAGGTCTTGTGATGACATAAATTCTGGCATTCCTTCAAATGCCTTGGCTATTGTCGATGACATACAACTACTTCCCTCGGTTATAGCAGATCCATTTACACCACCTGTGCATTTAATAAAAGGATTGTGCTCATCCATCTTTCTTGTCCTTCTCCTCTTCTAGCAGATTACGGCATCTATATTTTCCCAATACTGTCAACATTTCTATCGCTGCACGCTCTGCAACTCTAGTAAGATCACAAACATCTTCTGATAGTGATCTAATAACTGGACCAGTATCTTTGGGAGGCTTCTCATCAAGCCAGTTAACATGGCAATTAAATGTACGGCTAGCTTCGGCTGCTTCCGCGAGAGCTGCACATGTTTTAGCACAGGCTCGCTTAGCCTCCAAAAAAAAACTTTCATTTTTCATCCGCTCAGACTCATCCATCTTTCTTCTCCAGGTAACTTGGCATCTACTTTCATTTTTCATCCGCTCAGACTCATCCATCTTTCTTGTCCTTCATTTCATGTGCCTCATCTTCGCGCTTCTTTATGTACTCTTCCATGTTGGCAAAGCGTGGCGGTGGAGCATCTCTTAGCATCTTCGCATCAAGGAACTGAAGGGCAATCCGTGTAGTTTCTCTGTATTCCTCAAACCACCGCTTCTTCTCCTCTGGGCTAAAGAGCTTAAAGCACTCCCTGCAATCACAACGCATCTTTCTTCTCCAGGTAACTTGGCATCTAACAATAGTCGTATTCGAATACAAACTCTTCAGGCAAAGCCAGCGCAAGCTTTAGCACTTTGATAGTGTGCTCAACTTCTTCAGGTTCGACATCAGGGATTAATTTAAATGCAAGAGGGCGTCTATCTTTTATCTTTCTGCACATAGCCAGCAATTCCTTGAGGCTATCGCGCTTAACTGGACCGGTGCCCCTTGTGCCGCGTCTGTGCGGTAGATCCAAAAACCAGTCATGAATTGGATAAGCGCCTCTCCAATATCCAACCTCAAATTTAAAAGAAGCAGATACCAGGGTGGAATCGTCCTCATCTTGATCTATGTAACCGGCAAGAGCTGGCACTATTTTTGCTTGCCATTCATACTCCTCTTCTTTACGAAAATGCACCGTTGCATACAATGACATATCCAAACCCATTATTTATCCTTCTTGTGGTCTGGGTTGATAGACTTAAGGTGAGCCTCGAGCTCCGCAATTTCGGCTTGAATCTCAGGTTCTCTATCTGTACCAGCCTCGGCCTTCAGTTCTTTTTGTAGCGTTTTTGCCAAAGAAAGCTGCTCCTTCGTGTAGTAAGGAATGTCCTCGTGAGTGCACTTCGCCATCGTTCCGTGTTTAAGAATCCTCTGGATTTCTTCCTCTGTGATGTAGTTCGTAATGCCTCTATAAACAGGCGAATAGCGACGCAAATAACCCAGTGGCTTTTGTTTCTCATCCATCTTTCTTGTCCTTCTCCAAATTTAACTTCACCAAAGACTCTTCACTCATATCTTCTTTAAACAGATACTTCGGAGTGACATGAGTTTTAGGCTTACCGGGGAATCCCTGACATTCCCACCACTCACTTCCATCATATTCTCTACGTTCAAGCCAAAAACCATCGCCGACTATCATCAAATCTTTTGCAACTTCCTGCAATCCAAAACCGGTGTCGTACTTAAAGTTAGCTAACTTAACAAACTCTTCCCATGAGAACCATCCAAACTCAGCGCTCCCGCACCATCTAACATCTTGCGGAGATTTGCCACACTCTTTGAGCATCTCTTCTGTTTCTTTAAGGAAAGTCTCATCCATCTTTCTTCTCCAAGTAGCTAGGCTTCTCCAAGTAGGTAGCCCTCAAATGTTTATTCATCAATACGACAGCTGCGTGAAGATCACAAAAAATCTCTTCCCTAACAATCAAGCGACCTTTATCGGTACCTTCAGCATCATATATGCCGTAACTCAGAAGCTTCTTCCTCAATTCTCTTAATTCATATACAGCGTCTACAAACGCTGTACCTTTCATTTCTGTGTTCATCATGTGTTCGTTCAAAGCAAGAAAGCACATCGTCGAAAATTCATTTATCAAATCTCTGTACTCATTCATCTTTCTTGTCTTTCTTGGTTGCTTTAGATGCCTGAAACTTAAGCGTCTCAACTGAGCCATAGAAAAACTTTTTGATAAAGCTAGAGGTCATCTATCTTTCTTCTCCAGGTAGCTAGGCATTTCGACTTTAATAATCGTATCGCCTTTTTGTTCTTCTTCTGTTTTACGCAGGTTGCTTCGCCACTCTTCCAGATTTTTCCAGTCTTTGTTGTACATGGCCATCGTTCTGGCGACTATACCGGAATCAAGGGTTTTGTTAAGGGCTCCTAGTTCTCTACGGCTTCCGATTACGCGTTTAGCGAATTGGTGTGCTTGTTTAAGTTTCTTACTACGTTTCATCCATCGTGCGAGTACGTCTGAGTGGATACCTCGTTCGTCGTAGAATATCGTTAAGATTAGTGGCTTTTCAGTGGTGGCCCATTCGACGAGTTCTTTTGCGAGTAGTTCTAAGTAGTCGATTTTTACGGGTGTTTTTCTAAAGGTGTGCATGTTGATGAATTCAGCGGTATCCCGGTATCGTTTTTTCACTTGACTCTTTGTGACCGTGGTAGGTTTAGGGTTTTTGGGTTTCATTGGTTAGCTCCGTGATAGTGAATTCGGTTCTTGGTTTAGGATCGTATATTTTTTTGGCATGTACAACAGCTATGAGGGCGTCGTCGGTGTAGAGCACGTTATTTGAGACATCGAGTATGTATTTAATGTAGTTATCCAGGTCGGGGCGTTTATCTCGGTAGGTGCCGTATAGTTTTGATTTTTTTGCGGTGAGTGGTTGTGGGACGGCAACGTAGAAGATGGCGTTAAGTTTGAGTGGCCCGGTGTATAGTGGTCGGTTTCCGTGTATGTGTCCGATGAGTAATCCGTGGTTAATTTTAAGTAGTTTTTGGGAGTCGAAGACTCGTCGGTGTCCGAATCTGGGTCTGGCGCATGGGATGGGTGAGCCGGGCAGTATATATGTAGCCCGTTTGTGCTTTATTTTAGACGGAGAGACGCGTTTTGTTGTCCTTGGGTCCATGAGGATTGTACCTCTTTTTTCTTGTCTCTTATTCCATATTTGAGCATGTGTATCTCATCAGGAGTTAGAACACGCTCAGAGACGTTACTCGTTTTTTTATCATACACCATTCCCTTTTTTGAGAAGCTCTTAGAGGGTTGGAATGTCGAGGGTGGTTTCTTCGGGGCCTGTGTCGCGAGGCGATTAGTCGAGCGTCGCTGCGCCTCGGGCCTGTCCTCCGTAGCTTTAGCGTAGGGGGAAGGGACGTAATGGTTCGGCCTACGTTTTATTCTGTGAACGGGAGCGTGTATACGTGTGATAGTTGTCTTGGGATCAAGAGGGGATACCTTAAAAAGGGAATAGAGTTTGTCCTTAAGATCTGGATCTATTGTAATGTCATGCTCTAAGCAATATGCATGACACAATTTATAAAAACATTCATACCGCTCATCTCCTTCAAGATAACGCTTCACGTTGTTAGCAGCCCACTTAAGGGCCTCATCAGGGAAAATAGCGTTGGTAACTCTAGCGGCCTTTGAGAAATAGAGTCCTCCACAGATACGCTTGTTAAGTGGCGTTATCAGACGTAACTTTCTTCGAATGGCATCAATTTCTTCTTGTGAGATGGTCTGTTGCAGAAGATTATCGATAAACGCTTGCATACCTTTAGCAATGTCCGAGATTGGCTTCATATTCAATCCGTTCTGTTTTCCATTATCTTTTCTACTTGCTCTCGAGTGAGGAGTCCCTTTTGGAATAACTCCAAGATGTTCTCGTCTCTGCGTCTCTTCATTTCTTCTCTCGTCTCGTACGAACGCACTTCGGGTGTAGCGTTTCGTACACTCTGAACGTTTCTGTCTGCAACTCTCGATTTTCGATCAGAATCTACAGAAATATCTCTCTTACAAATGTAAGTCTTCTTATAAGAGATACTCTTACTAATATTTTTATATATATCTGGGGGACTCTTAAGATTTTGTATCGGGTTTGCTATAAGAGAAAATGCTCCTTTTAGAGAAAGGGCCAGTGGAGAGGCCATCAAAAAGGTAATAGCGAGTACCGTACATAAGGAAGGAAGATATTTTGAGAGACTATTTTTAAGTGTTTTATCTTGTCGTATACACTCCGGAAGAGCATACAAAGAAGAACGGTTACTTCGGTAGATACTGTTAAGTAATCCAACCCTTCTAAAGTAAGAAAACGCATCGCATACCGTATGCCTACAAAGCCCTAAACGTAACCCTATGTAGCCATGCGTATCACTCCCAACTCCATCATCACTTAATCGACGCACCACAAAGTCAAACACACGCCTGTGTGAAGGCGCCATACGACGAACCGCTTCCTTCACCGAATAGTCATCACCTCTAAAGCGAATATCGAGATTATCTTTATTAAAGGATTCTACTTGACTTGGATCTAGATGGGTTCTATCATGGATACCAGTATTGAAATTTTTAAGATTTGACATATATGCAACCTTCCGGTGTTCGTTGGGCCTTTTGGTTTCTTCGGTGCTTTTTGTTTGCTTGCTCTTCAATAGGGTGGTACTTCTTGTTTGAGTTAAATTATATGTCTTATAATCTATTTTGCTAAAGCATTGGGCTCGTACCGGGGTTTCCCTAGGGCTAGTCTCTTGTTTTGGTAATTTAGGGAAATAGCTTAAAAGGTTCCATTCGTGGGGCCTTTTTTGTTAGTACTAGTTAATCTTGAACGCCCATACGGTTAATTCAATTCTCTATAGTGTGACTTATCTACTCTTTTTTATCAACATCCTTATAACCAACCTCGCCAGGATGAAGATCTGCGATTAGCTTTTCAAGTCTTTTTATATTCTCGGAATTTCGAACAATTTTATTCCGAAGTACTTCCACAGCCTTGCCTACCAGCTCAAACGCTTTTTCCGTAGTACAGCTGATCCATTCGCCATCCAACTTATCCATCTTTCTTCTCCTCATCCTCGAATTCCCTCCAAGTCAACTTCCCATCGCAGATCTTTTCAAGGATCCAACATTTATCATCTGCTCTATAAATATCCCCTACCTCATGTGGGTTTAGCTTGTGAAACAATTCACGCTGAGACTCCGTAAGCATCCCAAGAAATCCACTATAATTAGCAACATCTTCATCTCTGATTATCTTTTTCTCATCCATCTTTCTTCTCCTTCTCTTCAAGATAGTTAATTATCTTGTCCATCGTACTAAGCGTAGGAGACCTCTTTTTCGACAAGAAATACTTCAGCGTATTCAATGCTATCCCAATACGTGGGGCCATACCGTAACTCGTCATCCCCACCTTCAACATATGCTTCAACAACCTATCCCTCAGCCTACTCCTCACATCCTCAATCTCTTTGGCCAACTTACTCATAACATCCCTCTCTTAAACAATAATGTTAACTACACTCTAACAACTAACACGTTGAAAGTCAACCCCTTGACATGTGCTGAGAGCTGGTGTAACCTATTGACAGTAGTGTTATTTCATTTCTTATATCAAGGATTAATTATGGAAAAGTATTTTAAATATGACGTTGATGGTATCAAAAAGATCTTTTTTGATGTCACAAAGGTTGGACAAAAAGTTAAAGACCTCTCTCGAGATATATCTCTTATGGATGGTTCGCTATCAGAGCGTTTCAAGGACTCAAAAAAAATAGATTATGAAGTAGAAAAAGAAGAATTTAATAAACTTGCAGATTCGTTAAGAAATTCCTCTGCAACTATTAACTCGCTGCGTGACAAGTTCGTAAGTTCATGCATTGCTTTTTCCATTCAATCACACAAAAAAACTTTTAGCGAAGATGTAACAGATGCCTTCGAAGGATACGCCGAGGTTGAGCCAGCAGTCATTAGTGTTATAGAAAAATGCAACGATGTTTTGAAAAACATAAGACGAAGCCTGGTAATCGTAAGAAAAAAAGGAGGTTCCCCTGCAAACTATTGATAAATGTTTCGTCTTTATATTGGCTGTGTGTTTTTTTGTTTCTTTTTATTTGTACATTAAAGGCCCCACGATGATTAAAAATACCGTAACTGTATCCATAATGGATGATCACACTCAACGCAAGTCTGATTGGATCTCAATCGCAAGACAACTATATAAGCTCAAGCAAACACGCAAAGAACTGGTCAAACAAGAAGGCAAACTCCAAGAAGAACTCAAAGTATTGTCTGAAGATAAAAACGCCAAGGGGGGCGGATTTGCGTTCACATGCTTCATGCGCAAGGGGTCTGTGGAATACGCAAAGGTGAAGGAGTTAGAGGGGATAGACCTGGAACCGTACCGCAAGGGATCTGTACTGATGTGGAAACTATCTAAAATCTAAGGAACAACATGGAACTCAATAAACTCCTTCCCCTCCTGGAAAAAGCCCTCAATGAAAAAATGGCTGAGTTTACCAGCCTCGGTAAAGAATCTAAAAAACTGTTGCTGGAAGCCCACGCAAAAGAAAACAAAATGGCTGCTCTTTTTGCTGAACTCAAACCCGTACACGCAATCATACGAGAACAGCACCCAACCATGTGCGATCTTTTCGATTCACTTGTAGACTTAGACAAAGACAACAAGTCAAAGGAAGCTAATGGAAACGAATAAAAAAATCAACTTCCCCAAAATAAATACTATTTTAGGCCCCCTTTATAGTGAATTCATTAAAGATTATTTGGCTAAAGAAAAAAGCGGCGAACGAAAAATAAATATTTGTACTAGAATAGTCGACCTTTTAAAGCCAGAAATATCTATTTCTCGCCTAAGCGGCTTACGTAGGTACATGAAAGACTCTCCTGGTTTTGGACTTTTTTACTTTACTTGCCTATCTGCTCGCATAATACTTCTGTCGAAACGTATAGATGAAATTGTTGCCTGGGATCCTGAAAAAAAGGACGAATTTTATTTATTACACGTTATTGAAGCTACAGAATTGAATGATGATTTATCAAATGCGTCAGCAGAGGATGAGGCTTTTCTCATCAAAGAAATTGAGTCAATGCTCGAGGATATGTCAAAAATAAAAGCATTTTTTGAAAGGAAAGCCGATGGAAATAAATGAATTCGCTAAAATTGTAGAAGCCGTTACCAAACTGTGTGAGACAAAACTATCGAAACAAACACAAGAGGCTCTTAAGAAAATACACGTCCCTGAAGATCCATACCAATCCGCATCCCAAAAAAACATTGCTCCTGCATTTGCTAAAGCACAAGCAGAGTATAAAAGCGTAGGATACAACCGCGAGAATCCGTACTACAAGTCAGGCTACGCAGACTTGGACGCAATAATCAGGGCTACCAGACCAGCACTCACAAAAAACGGGTTATCCTTCAGGCACTTCGTAAAAACACCCGAAAACGGTCAAACTATATTGCATACCCTAATCCTACACTCAAGCGGAGAATGGTTTGAAACAAGAGCGCGCATTCTTCCAACAAAGAACGACCAACAAAGCTATGGATCTGCTGTCTCGTACCAAAAAAGATATTCAGCAAAAGACCTTCTTGGTGTAGCACCAACAAACGATGTATCTGACGACGATGCTGAAGTAGCAATGATCGATTCCCGTGACATGATTGCTAAAGGACCATCAAACAAATACAACCCTAAAAAGCAATCAAACGAAACAATCACTAAAGAACAAATAGAAGAGTTAGAATACGAACTGCAAGAATATCCCGATATCGCCGACGATATTCTCGAAAAAATGCACCTGCAAAGCATAGCTGATATGCCTAAAAATAAATTCTTAATATCCGTCAAACGCATACGAGAAATAAAACGATTACGGAATGAAGGTAAATAGGAGACTCTCGTGGAAACCATTGAAATCGCAGAACGATTCAACATTCCAACGAAGTATGACACCGCTCCATTCGCAACCATCATCAAAGTAGTAACCGGCTTAGGAAAAGACGAATCCCATACTTTCTTCATACAAACAAGTACCGACGAAAAAACATCACACTGGATGCGGATAGGCGACTTTCTCGAGACCGCATTTAAAGACTTGCTTGCTGATAAAGCATTTATAGATGAAACCATTCTCAGATACAAAATGGCTCGGGCACGAGAAAACTCAGTTCTTAACAGATGACACTGCTCTTCATGGGTTTTCCTTGATAGACCCATGAATAAAAAAGGGGTCGTACCGGAGGGTTAAACCAGTACGACCATAGGAGTAGTAGTGAAGCCTTAATCTTTATGACAATAAAAATCCGCTAATCCATGTCTGCATATCTAATGACGTTCCCCCAACAATATCTTCTGACTTGCCTGCTGGCGAGACCGAAGACGCATACGCATTCAGCCATACCGTATATGTTGCCGTATCACCAGCTGTCATGTCTGCAACAACCGTAATAAACTGCGTCTCTTTCTCGTTAAGATCTCTAGGGGATGAGGAAACAGCCGTGTACATTGTATCATCTGTCCAATATATACGCGCTGTCGTTATTATTGCTATGTATCTTTGATAATTAATGCTAGATATCAACGACCATGCACCATGATGCTCATTATAAACTTGCAAACTAAGTAAGTATTTTCCGGTAGCCGGTGCGGTGAACGTTACTGGTGCCCCTGCTCCACCAATCGAGATATCTACACCAGTGTCATAGACTGTGGCGAATGCTGTTGCTGTACCAAGTGTGTATACAGTTGCAGGCGCACCCGTTCTATCCCCTGTTACTTGATCAGCGTCACCATCTTGATATGCAAGAAACGATGAAGTGGATCCACCACCTCCACCACTGTAGCTGAGATCTATGCTGTTTGGACCGTCGGTGATAGTTACACTCCCACCAGTAGAAGTAATATTTGCCCATGCCGGTGCAGCCCCTCCTCCGATCAATACTTGACCATCAGTACCATTATCTGACGTAACAAGACCAGCCGCATCCGTCTGCATAACACCAGCACCCAATGGACTCAACGTCAACGGACCCGGAATACTTATCGAATTATTTAAATTTGTTGTAAGAGTAGCAGCTCCCGCAGTCGTGCCTATATTCGTATCACCAGTGATGAAAATTGTATTCGTTCCATCAGGAATAGCCGTACCTACATCAGCTGTAAGCGAAGCAGCTCCCGTACCACCACCAGTCACTTCAAGGTTAATACTATTGGATCCCTCGGTAATCGATACGGTTAACCCTGTGGACGTAATACTTGCCCATGCACCAGCCGCGCCACCACCAATGATAACTTGACCGTCAGTGCCTCCAGGAATGCCAACAGTAGCCGTATTTCCACTTCCAGTTGTCTCTATTACCCCAGACCCCAAAAGATTTACAGCACCACCGACCTGAACCGCAGTGCCCGCATCAGTTGGAAATGATGTCGCAGAAAACGGAATTAGCCCCAAACTTCTCCACGTAGAAACCCCATCTACTTTCTGAACCAACATCCAAAGCTCGATGCCTGACTCGTCAAACCATAAATCACCAACATTAAATTCTGTATAATCATCAACTGTAGGAGACTTATCATCTACGAAAAACTGAAACGGCGAAATGGATTCAACGCCAACGTACGCAAATGGCCTTAACCCAGCTCTACGCCTTCCGTCATCCCTGTTTATAGTCGCCATATTTTTCCTTACGCAACTCTATACCCACTAACCCATGTTCTATAATAATAATTTGGAGAAACCCAAACGTTTCCCATTATCTGATAATACTTTCCAACCCCTGTTCCGGAAGGCCCTGGCCACGACATATAAGCATAATATTCTGCAGTATCACCGATATCCATATCAGCGCAAACTGTAATCTCCTGCTCTTCGATTTCCCACTGCGAGTTGTGAATTATCGTTACTTTCTTATAACTACGGTTACTTGTAACTATAGAAATCTCAGCATTGCTAGGGTGTCCTATTAGGGGAGTAAGATTAGTTCTAAAATATGTTACGACAAAATTAAGCATATATTTTCCGGTGGCTGGCGCAGTGAACGAAGCTGCCGTTCCCGCAGCATCACCAACATAGAAATTGGCTCCCATGTCAAATATTTCAGTCAATGCTGGAACCGCAGAACCTAGGTAATATCCAGTAATATCACGCTCTATAACATTGCCAGTATTGCTCTGCTGATATGCCAAAAAGGAAGCCTCTCCAGCTGTACCACCACTAGACTC